GGTGGTTTCATGCGAGCCAGTGATAATACGATTGTAAAAATATTTGGACCAGGAAGTTTATCAACACCTACTGCTACGACTACAGTTTCGGGTATCTCTGAACTTGCTACTAATGCTGAAACAACAACTGGAACAGCTACAAATAGAGTTGTAACCCCTGCTGGGTTAAATGCGGTAACAGTAGCAGAACGTACCACATCAAATACTAATTATGTAGCAAAAGCAGGTAGTACTTTGACAGGTGTATTGCATATGCCAAATGGTTCTAATTCAGCACCCTCTATAAATTTTGGAGATAGTGATAGTGGAATATTTGGTGGATCGAATACTGTCAGCTTGGCTGCTGGAGGAACAACAAGATTAACTGCTGACACTGGAGTAAGTGTTACTGGTACGTTAGCTGTAACAGGAGCTATTAGTTCTACTGCTGCTATAACAGGTCAAGATTTTCGTTCAGCTTCTTCAGCAACATTTTTTTTAACTAGCGGACTTGATTGGAGGTTTAGAAGTACATCTGGCTCGGAAAGAGCAAGAATAGACAGTTCAGGTCGTTTGCTTGTTGGAACCTCTGTTGCCAGATCACCTGCAAATATAGCAGCAAGATTACAAGTGGAAGGAACAGATGCTGATACTTCATCAATTTCACTGACAAGAAATTCAGCTGATACTAGCAGTGGTCGTTTTGTTTTTAATAAATCAAGAGGTGCTGCAATAGGATCAGATGTTGTTGTTCAAAATGGAGATGGTTTAGGGCTTGTTGATTTTACAGCTAATGACGGTACTGATTCTGATAGCATTGCAGCAAGAATTGGTGCTTTTATAGATGGCGTACCTGGAAGTAACGATACACCAGGTCGTTTAGTATTTGCTACAACGGCTGATGGTGCTAATTCTCCTACGACAAGATTAACAATAGACAGTGCAGGTAAGGTCAAAATACCAGATAACGGCAAGTTTGTAGCTGGTAATGCTTTAGATTTACAAATTTATCACGATGCGACAAATTCCTATTTACTTAAT